AAATTGGGTAAACGATGTATCCGAATTAAAGGTAATATTGGTATTGTTTTTTGATTCAATAAAATTAACAGACAAATCAGATGATTGTAAGTTATTTGACGACAAGTCTTCTGTATATAAATAATGTATACTCGCCGATTTGGGCGTTTTAATATTTTTATGAAAATTTATGTAGCTTGAATCCTCTTGTGAAGCTCTCATATCAATCACATTACACCTTAATGTTTTTATGTTCATTGAAGTATCGGTTATCAAAGAATTTACGTTGTCAATTACAATATTTTCACTTAAACTAATATCAATATTGCATATATCAGTGTGAATTATAGCACTTTTCGAGACTAATTTATTTGTAAATATTTTGGATGCATTTATAATAGGTTTTCTAGCACTACTTGTTTTCCAAGATTCGGACATATATATTAATAATATACAAAAGTAGGGGTTAAAAAACACATAAACAAGACACTACATATGTAGTGTCTTGTTTATAATATATAATATTTAGAGCGTATATAATGGGCTATGTTATTGAATTGTCGAATTACATAAATAAAGGGAATATGATAACAAATAATAGTTCACTGGATAAATATATTGCAAATATTGCCAATAATTGTGATTCACAATATTCTATTCATGAAGAAAATTGTAATAAAAAACAACAAAAATTATGCTACATTTATGTAGTGATATTTTCAGACGAATATTTCAGTGACTTTTTAAATTTTATTAAACAAATCAAGAAGGATAGAAAAATGTATATCGACTGTATTTATCACGATGATGTAATGTGTGATTTAATATTTGCATCTCCCAGCTATCTTAAAAGAACAGATAAAATTTTTGCAAAAACCTATAAACATAATCTCTCTGTGAATACTAAACAATCCAATAAAGAAATATACAATGCTATATCATCAAATTAGTATACAGTTCGTTCGATCGAAGGACGATCATCTTCTTTTTCCAATTCAATCATTTTATCATTTGACGAAGGGGTCAAATAATATTTACGTTTCGTTTTGCGTGCCTTTGAAAACGGTGCATATTTAACACGCTTTGTATTATTTTGCGAATCCTTTCTCCTTGAAATACTATTTGTTTTCCTTCTTTTCCTTCTTTTCCTTCTTTTCTTTCTACGTGTTTGTTTGCCAGGTGTATGTTTGCTAAGCGTATGTTTGCTAAGCGTATGTTTGCTAAGCGTATGTTTGCCAGGTGTATGTTTGCCAGGTGTATGTTTGCTAAGTGTATGTTTGCTAGGTGTATGTTTGCTAGGTGTATGTTTGCTAAGCGATGTAGGTGGTGTAACCATTTCGGCCATTTTAAATGAGTTAAGTAAAGTTTTTGGATATTGATTAATATGTTTCTTTGAAGGTTTTTCAAAATTATAATCACACTTAAAATCACTTGTTAAACGTTGCTCCAATCTTTGTTCTTTGGATGGACCAGCTATCATATTTTTAATATCATCGTTGGTTAATTGTGTGTAAAATATTTGTCTATTACCATCCGAACCTTCGAGTGCATATATATCCATCACTTCCCCATTATAATTTGCATGAATACTATTATTTTTAGTTATTAAGGTCATAATATAAATATTATATATTTTTATTTATAATGTTAGATATTAAAAATTTACCTGTTTATAAAAACCCCAACATTAAGATTAAAGTAAGTAAAAAAAAATCAAAACATATGGACACATTATATAAGTCAAATAATACGAAACACTATGATTTTGGTGTTAATTTTGAAAAAAAATATTTTAGTGATTTAAAACCAAAATAAATTGAATTTTATTTTGGTGATTTATATAATGAGCACTAAACGTTTAAATAAAACAATTAAAAAACTTAACAAACAATCGAATGATGATATAAAGCTATCTCAATCTTCTAAAAATATGAACCGCTACAATGAAGATTTGATTAGTATCTTGAATGAAATAGATGATTTATTATCTAAAAAGGGCGAACATTTCAGAGCTAAAGCTTATCGTCAAGCAAGTGAATCTATTATTATATATGATGGCGATATTATTACTATTGAAGATTTGAAAAATATACCAAAAATAGGGAAAACCACACTAAGTAAGCTTAGTGAATATATAAATACAGGCAAAATTGTTATGTTAGATAATGAGCGCAAGGATCCTATTAATATATTAACAAAAGTATACGGGATTGGACCTAAAAAAGCCAAAGAGTTTGTCGATAAAGGAATTACTAGTATTGAAGATTTAAAAGAAAATACAGAACTTCTTAATAATGCTATGAAAATAGGTCTTACACATTATGAAGATATAGAAAAACGAATACCGCGCGATGAAATTGATGTGTATAACGAGGTATTTGATAGTGTATTTTCAAAAGTGACACCGCCGAATTCATCCTTTGAAATAGTGGGTTCGTATCGAAGAAACGCAAAAACATCGGGCGATATCGATTTGATTATAACAAATAAAGACAATGATCATAATGCTTTTATTAAATTTATCGATACACTAATAGAGGAAAAAATAATAATTGAAGTATTAAGTCGCGGAAAGAGTAAGAGCTTAGTCGTTACTCAGATTGACGATAAACCAGCCCGTCGCGTCGATTTCTTATATGCATCGCCGGAAGAATACCCGTTTTCAATATTGTATTTTACAGGAAGCAAAATATTTAACACAATACAGCGTCAACAGGCACTGAAATTGGGTTACACATTAAACGAACACGGTTTGTATCACATTGAAAATGGGAAAAAAACTACGAAAGTAGATAAAGTATTTGAAACAGAAAAAGACATTTTCAAATTTTTAGGAATGGAATATATTGAGCCTGAAAATAGAACTGATAGTCGCTCTGTTAAATACATTACTAATAAAAAAAGGAAAATAACTGTAAATAAAACGATTAAGAAATCAAAAAAAACATTAATCAGAGATAATATTGAGTTATTTAAAAAAGAAGGGGTAGGTATTTTGAAAACACTTTCAGAAAATGAAGTTAGCAATATGCTTAGGCAAGCAAACAATGCCTATTATTGTGATTCAAAACCAATAATGAACGATAATGAGTATGATATATTGAGAGAAACAACCCTTTCTATGTATCCAGAAAATGAAGCCGCGTTAGAAGGACATACGAATTGTAATATGGATGTAGATAAGAAAAAGGTTACGCTGCCCTACGAAATGTGGTCGATGGATAAAATAAAACCGGATACGAAAGCCCTTTCAAATTGGCAAATAAAATATACTGGTCCTTATGTTCTATCGTGTAAATTAGATGGTGTAAGCGGTCTTTATTCAACTGAAGGCGAAGAGCCAAAATTATATACGCGCGGTAATGGAAAAATAGGACAAGATGTGTCACATTTGATTCCGTATTTAAACCTTCCAAAAGATAAAAACGTAGTTTTACGTGGTGAATTTATTATTAAAAAGGCTGTTTTTAAAGCAAATTACAAAGAAAAATTTGCAAATCCACGCAATTTCGTGGCTGGTGTGATTAACCAAAAGAAAATAGAACCGGAAAAATATAATAATATTGATTTTGTAATTTATGAAGTGATAAAACCGTCCTCGAAACCATCAGAACAATTCAGTTATCTTGAATCATTCAGCAATATTAATATTGTAAAATATGCGAATCATCATGAAATTAATAACAATTTACTATCTGATTTACTTGTTGAATGGCGAAACAATTACGATTATGAAATAGATGGTGTTATATGTATCGACGATAAGATTTATGAGCGAGCTAGCGGGAATCCGGAACACGCATTTGCCTTCAAAATGGTATTATCGGACCAAATTGCCGAAGCAAAGGTTTTGGATGTCATCTGGACACCGAGCAAAGACGGATATTTAAAACCACGTGTTCAAATAGAACCTATTGTATTGGGAGGTGTAACAATAGAATACGCAACTGGATTCAATGCGAAATTCATAAAAGATAATAGTATTGGTATCGGTTCTCTTATTAAATTAGTTCGGTCGGGTGACGTTATTCCACACATTGTCGAAGTCATACAGTCATCTAGTGAACCTATGATGCCGAAAGAAAAATATATTTGGAATGAGACAGAGGTTGATATCATGTTGGAAAACAAAGAAACCAATGAAACAGTAATAAACAAGACAATTACTGGATTCTTCAAAATAATAGGCGTAGAAGGATTGAGTACTGGAAATATTAAACGTATTACAGATGCAGGTAATAATAGTATTCCAAAAATTATAAGAATGACAAAAGACGACTTTTTAAAAGTAGAGGGTTTTAAAGATAAATTAGCAACAAAAATAAGCAACGGTATTTCCGAAAAAATCAAAAGCACTAGTTTACCCGAATTGATGCAAGCGACCAACATATTTGGGCGTGGTTTTGGAGAGAAACGTTTCAAATTAATTCTTACAGTAGAGCCTGATATATTAACATCACCGGTTAGTAATGAAGAAAAGGTAGATAAAGTCAAAATGATAAGTGGTATGGCCGAAAAAACAGCAAATAAATTTGTTAAATATATTGATGAATTTTTAAAATGGGTAACAGAGGCGGGATTAGAATATAAATTAAATGAAAACCAGGTTATTAGCGAAAATATTGATATTGGTCATCCACTATATAATAAAAAAATAGTAATGACTGGTTTTAGAGATAATGATTTAATAGAACAACTCAAACAGGTGGGTGCAGATATGAGTTCTACGGTTAATAAAAACACTTATATAGTAATTGTGAAAGATAAAACGATTTCTACTGGTAAATTAGACGAAGCGCGTAAATTAAGCCTTGCTATTATGACACCGGATGAGGTAATAAATATGTATGAGCTATAATTACAGACACACACACACACAATAATATATTTTTCGAACCAATATAAATAAATTTCATTACCTATTATAATGAAGGTGTTTACACTTTTTTATATATTAATTAACATACAAGAGGTCCATTCTTGGAATCCTCGATTGTATCCATATGATCCACGAATCCATGTGTTTGGAAACGATAATTCGTTTTTATCTATTCACTCTAAAATAGCACCGATTTTTACTAAGTATACTGATACTGTTATTTATGGACGGAATCTGCGAAAAGAAGTTACCGATGAGGAAGGAGATAATAAAACTTTTCTAGATGTTGGGTGTGGAACCGGATTTTCTACATCTTCAAATAAAGGAAGTCTTGGATTAGATACTAGCAAGGAAATGATAACAATGGCAAATAAGATATTTCCAAATAAGGACTTTGAACAAGGACATATTGAACATTGGAAACCGGATAAAAAATATGAGATTGTTACTGCTATGTTTTTGTTTCATGAAGTTCCACAATTTGCCAGATTAAACATAATAGAAAATTTAAAAGACATTGCAAAAGAAAAGATAATCGTTGTTGATATTGCACCTAACTATGAACCTAGTAAAATGATGGCTAGTGGTGAACCGTATATTATGGATTATTTACAAAATATTCGCGATGATTTAGTAGATTTTAGTGAAGTTGTATTACAAAAAAATCACGTTCATAAATGGACATACAATATGAAAATAACCGACCGTTTCAAAACATTAGATGACATTTATTATATTGATGATGTCGATTTGGATTCTTTGAGCGAAGAAGAAGTAGAATATTTATCTACATGGATGATGGACATAATTATGTTGTTGGCAAGGAAATATTTAATGTAGATAGTTTTAGATTGTTTTTTTTATTTTGGCGTATAAATCTTTTTTAATAATAGAACAAATCCTATCAGTCTTAAAGTTGCCACCTGTAATTTTTTTAACATTTATTGCCATTTCATTAGATAATGTAGAATCGGTTGTAATTGTATTAATACCTACATTCAATATGGCTCTCGATAGTGTGTTTATAAAATTTGTAAAACGTTCATTGTTCATTATACTCCATTTATCGGTTTCGTATATATATAATTCATTGGCTTTTCGGTCGAATGCCCTTATTGGTATATCCGAATTATATATATATATTTCTAGCAAATCTGTTAATCCATTTATAAAATCACGTTTAATAATATTTTTAATAGTAGCTTCATCAATATTAATCGTTTTAACCCACTCTTTAAAACTAATATCAGGTGTTTCGTTTTCACTCAACCAATTTATAATATTTATATTCTTATCTGGAACATTATTTTTCAGTTTTTTTTCTAACTCGTCCACCTTTTTATAAAGGGTTATTACTAATTTTGATAGTGTTTTGGTATCATATACATCAATTGCATCTGTTTCTATATCTCTCAGCGACGTATTATGTATTTTACATACTATAATATGTTTTTCATACATTGTTTTGCGTTTATATTTTTTCTGACAATATTTACATTCAAACTCCATTATTATTGATTTAACTATAAATAATATACACTATAAATAATATAATCAATTTTATATAGAATGCCTAATTACGTAGCAAATACGTGTGATTGTTCGGGTCAAGATTTAGTAGTTACTAAAAATGTAGTTAATTGTAAGAATTGTAGAAGTAAGGAACACAATGAAATAAGACAAAAACGTATTTGGAATCAAGTGCGTTCTTCATCCTCTGTTTATACTATGAATCTGGTTTCATTAAATGTTGCCGCCAGCAATGATGATAAAAATACCGTTGCTGTAAAACATAATTCATATGATAGATATTTAGCAAGAAAGAAAGCAGGTCACTTATTAACAGATGTTAAAACAGTAACTCCTAGTTATGGAAATAAAACAAAGATGTATGGAATGATTGCAAACGCAAATACTAATTGTAGTATATGTTCAAATTAAATATATTAATTTATTAATATGCCTGCTAAACTAGGAATGGTATTTTCATCTGGATATGCTAATACTAGTCTAAATGCGCAAAGCAGCGTGCAAAGCAACGTGCAAAGCAACGTGCAAAGCAGCGTGCAAAGCAGCGTGCAAAGCAATATGCAGAATAACACATCATCTGAAGAGTATCAACTTAAGCGAATGCGATTGTGCATGGATTTATATGGTCTAATGAAGACAAAACCATGTGGTAGTTGTGGTGGGAACGGTTAATTTCTCTATAAAATTGATTTAAATATTATTATATAAATCAATACAAAATGGTTGATAGAATAAAACAAATGGATAGTATTCAATTGGAAGCAAGAGAACTATTTAGTAAAAAAAACCAAGATTATGGCGATGCCTTTGCAACATATGGTCCAGTCGGCGTTTTGGTGCGTATTGGTGATAAGATTCAGCGTCTTCAATCTATAACTAATTCGGGTATTACATTGGTTCAAGATGAAAAAATCAGGGATACGCTAATTGATCTTCATAATTATGCAGCTATGGCAATAATGTTGATGGACGAGAATAAAAATTCTGTAATTGAAGTAGAAAATGTAATTGAAGTAGAAAATGTAATTGAAGCAGAAAATGTAATTGAAGTAGAAAATGTAATTGAAGTAGAAAATGTAATTGAATCAAATAAAATGTAAAAGTAGTATATTTAATAATTATAAATGAGTTATGAAAATTTAGAACAAAATAAAATTTTTTCTAATCAAATTTACAAAGATTTTGATGCATTAAACAATTTAACGAGAGAAGAATTGCGAGAATTTATTAATTTAGTTACAATACAGGGCAACAATATAACGCCATACACAAATAATGATGGTGGTAAATTGGTTAGTGATGATAATGCCACAAATCGTATAAAACTTTTTTTATTAAAAGAGAGTGGATATACTGACGTTGAGCTATTTTTCTCATTAAATATTCTTATTTATCTAGGTGATTTATATCAAAAAAAAGCAGCACCACCATTTGTTTTTACTAGCTTTGAAGAAATAGATAAGGAAATTAATTTAAATGAGCAAAATAGATTAACATGGTTGTTAAATGAAGGTTTCAGAACTGAAATACTAAATACAGACGGTGAACCGATAGAATTAAATTGGGGTGTTAATAATTTTAATGCATCTAGGTCTGGTATAGTAGAGAATCTTGAATCTGAAATTAATTATGAAGATTATATTAGTGCTTTGGATCTTATATTTCAAAAATTACAAGACGACCGTAATCGAATAAGCGATACCAATATTGATTTACTTGATTTTATAAATTACACAGCTACAACATTAGAGGTAGATGAAATAATTGAAATTGTGGACGTTCTTGATAGAAGAATT